GGCTTAATCGTTTGGTGTACTTTTTGTGTCATTTTAAATCTCCTATTTAAATTTATACACAAGCATAATACTTGTTGTTAATTTTATTTATCATTTCTACAAGATTTTTAATCGAATAGTCCTTTATTTGCGAGCTTCTAATTCTTTCTCTGCGTCAATAGCAGCATCGATTAAGTCTCTTAGCGGGCTCTGCTCTATCATATACTTAACTGATTTTAGATTACCTTGTTTAGCTTTTTCCGACATATCAGCTAAGTAATTACCGATTTTTGAATGTAACTGACTACGCTGCATTCTACCAAAACCATGAATCAAAATCTCAGGATCGGCAGGGTTATTGGTTTCGCCGCGCCATAGTTCGCCGGACTCGGTCATTGTATTGACAGTTAATGGAACTTCGCCCGGCTTGATAATTTTTTGCTGTACTGCAAGTCTAAATATCTTTTCCACCATCGGGTGAGATGCATACGACGGATTAGTCTCAATGTAATCCTTTAAATCTTGCATGTCTTGATAAACATAATTTGCATATTGGTAAGCATTGTCCATATCACTATTATCTTCGGCCGTATCTACTAGATTCCGATAATAGTCAATTTCGTGCATAATGTTTTTTAACATTTTTGCGTCAAAATCACCAATCGATTCTTCTGCATAGTGAGGTGTATCACCTTTCTTCTTCATGTAGTTGGCAAGTGCAAAAGGATTATCAATTTCCTTATGTTTCTTCATTGCCTTAACAGTACCGGACCAACCCTCAGGCGCATCTTCTTTTGTGATCTCTTCATCTGGATAGGAAAAATAATTATCCAAACTAAGCCCGTCTTGATGCGCACCTGCATCGATTGATTTCACAGTCGCCGGATCTAAGCCACCGGATTCATTTTCAGCCCCGTTAAAGTATCTTATCTCAACTGGCAAATATTTCGCACCGATTGCTGCTGCTGCCATAATGCGATGATTTCCTTCATTCACCCACGGTGTACCATCTTGTGCAACTGTAATGAGAGGAACATAATCTTTACCCGACGAGCCAGCAGGAAGGCGTCCTGTCTTGCCCATATGATCTGTTAATCCTTTTAGCGAATCCTGACGCACATTTGATTGTTCGCCACGGACACCGCGAATCTTAGTTAAAATAGAAACAGGGAGAAGAACATTACGGTTAAAAGTTCCAGTTACAGACCCGAAGCGTGCAGGCGCGCCATGTTCGTTAGTGCTGGCGGCAGCCGTTTCCTGTCTTTTTTGTTGTAACCACCTACCACCGGGGTTATCAGTGCTAAGTTGTAAAGACGAATCATTTTCATTTACTACAGTCGACTCGTTAATTCGAGAAATCAATCCTTTCTCAAAGTCTTCTAATATTTTATCGAAACCTTTACTCATTTACTGCTCCTACACTTTTAATTTCGGATTGCTAGTTGCAAAGTTAGCTTTGCGCATTACTGTCTTAGTAACTAAGTCGAACATTTTAGAACGTGGGTTCCAATTTAATACAAATGGCGAATTAATTTGTGCGCCGACGTCGTTAATTACTGCCTGGGCATCATTTCCCATCTTAGCAATCTCGGCGCCGTATTTTTGCTCTGCTTTTCCGAACATTTTAAACAATTCGCCGGTCGTAATCTGCTTGTTATTTCGCTGATCGTTAACACGGTCAAGGAAGTGACGAGTAAATTCAAAATTTATGTTGTCACGATTATACAACGCATCTAAATAACGTTCTAATTCTATTAAATCAGCTAATGTAACTTCTTCATCCGGAGCAGACGAGGTAAATTCAAATAAACGCATACTCTATTCCTTAAGTTATCGTATATTTATCTAATTTTTCTAACAAAGTAGGCTTATATTCTAGCCACTCGTCTTTATTAATAATTAAATCCTCTCTATTGCCCGCATACCTTGTCTCGACCGTATCTATTACTGTGTTTAATGTCTGCTCGTACGGCAAATTAAGCAATTTAGATAACGCATATTCGTTGCCACCTAACTGCATAAAGTCTTCGTAATATATAGTGACAGGGTTCTTAAATTCTCGCTTAACAGCGTAATATTTACGGAGGGTAATAAGCATTTCTGTAACCAAAGTTTTACAGAAATGAAATCCTGTAACAGGAGGGGTGTCTCGTAAGTGATGAAACGCTGAGCCTATAGGCTGTGTGTCTACCATAGCAAGGTAGCTTAGTACTTGATCTAACTTATTCCTTCGTTCAACAAACACCGGATCAAATTTAGACAATATTGCTTTTATTTCGGGTTGTTGCAACTCCCAGGTTTGCAATTTAATCATATAATCATGTAAATTATCTTTGATTAAATTTAACCTTTCTAATTGCATGTCTCTGCCCGAGTGATGCCACCACGTGCTATCTGCAACTTTGCCATTTTGCGGAACATAAACAGTACCGTCTATGATTTCGTATGTATTTGTCCCATGTTTAGTTACAAAAAAGAACTCGTTTAAATTACTCTTATATCCCACCATCGGTGCCAACTTCTTGCAAATTAAAGTAGCACCTGTCCTGGGCGTAGTAATTATGATCGGCTTCATTTCATTTCGTTTAGAACGTCTAATATACTAGTCCTTAGGGCAAGCAGTTCGTCATCTGTAATATTATAAAATAAATGAAAATACAAATGCTTCCAAGTGCGCTGCCAATAGCCTCTCTTTCTCATTTTAAATTGAAACTTTGCAGACCGTTTATAATCTGTACCGAAATCCAATTCTAACAACACACCGTAGGTCTGAGACTCCACTTTACCTGTTGTGTTAATGTCTGTAGAAAGTTGTTGTAAAAAAGGAACAATTACATTGTTTACCCGATCTAACAGTTTCTCGCGCTTTATTATATTTATAGTTTTGAGGGCAATTGCGGCGCCGCACTCGTTAAACGCTTTTGTATTGCCAGATGCTAGCCATTTTCCGGCTAATTTAGCCGACAAGTCCTTGCGTACACACACTAACGCTAGTGCATCGTGACCGGCTGTTAATGCTTTGCCAAAAATAAGAATATCAGGCGAAATTCCTATAGATTTAAAGTAACTCCAGCTACCTGTTTTGCCAAAACCTGTTAATATTTCGTCTGCTATCAGCGGAATATCCATTTCTTTAGCCAGCACAGCTAATTCCCGCCAATAATCATCGGATGCGCCCTTGGCGCCATTAGACCAAGTAATAGCATCCACTAATATAGCCGATATATCGTTTGACTTGCACACAAATAATACATCGTCGACGTTATCGTGTGTATTTGCTTCTATATGCCAGTCAATTGCTGACCAATTAGTCGTAAATTCCTTATCTCTGTCAGATAATTGCCAACCCACAATACTGCCGCTATGATAGGAATTAGGGCGAACTGCTATTTTACCTTGTTTTAACGTCCACGCCAGTCTAATAGCGGTATCTACTGCATCTGAGCCTGTTAATTGAGGAATAAACAAGTCATATTCGTCGCCTATTATGCTTTGCATCTCTTTTTCGAGCAATTCCCATGTAGGGCCCTCGAAATCCCAGTCACTACAGTAGTTATTTGCTTTAAGTTGATTTAATTCCGGAACATTGTGCCCTAACAAGTTGGCGGAACCGCCAGCCTGACAGTCAAACAGCCTTGTGCCGTCTGTTAACGTAATATAATGCCCTAATGTTTCTTTTACCTTAATTAAAGGACGACCGATTGGCCTAAAAAACCCCTGTATCATGTATTTCTCGACAAACGTTCGATAGCTTTTTGTCGTATCTTAATTTTCTTTGCTATTTCGGGTGTATACCTGATTACAGCAATTCCTGCATGCGGAATATCGCCATCGTTTACTGCTAACGAATAAGTCAAGTCATCGTCCGGTACGTGTTCTATTGCACCGGTGTCTACGTGCAGCTCTTTATGCACAACCCATTCGCCTTTCTTAAACCAATGGCAGAAAATACTGTAAGAATCGTATAATACTTCATCGATGCAGTGTATGCCGTTAGATGTTAATGCAATCATTGCAGGTGCATGTTTCTTAGTCCATTTTCCGTTGTGATAGTGAGAATAACCGCCTTTAATAATGAAAGATACTACTGCCCAAGGGTGAGAATGTGGTATTACTGCGCTCTCGCAAGAACACATAGACTGATTTATCATTAGATTAGGGTAAGGAAATATTCCATCGGAGGTTTCTTCGAAGAACGGGAAATAACGGAACCCGTATACCTTACCGGTAAACGAAACTATTACATATTTTCTACCTTTTTTCTCTAGATAGTCGAAGTAATAATTTACTAACTTACGAAACACTGTCTTCCTCCATGAATTGCGTTATCTCAGGTGGATAAACATATTGTTTATTCTGTTCCACCTTGTGCGTTTTAAAATTAAAGGCTATTCTATCGAATATTTTTGCCTGTGTATCGGCATCGTATGCTAATTTTACTGCATTAATAACAGATTCAGCACTATTCAGTGCGCTTGCGTCGGCTTTTCCTTTAAAAATAATGTTGGCAACTTTGTCTGCACAGTATTCGGGATCTGTTAGCACGTTGTCGTGCTGTTTCTTAATCCATTCGCCTGTTCTTACATTTTTCTGACTTGTACGCAACACTTTAACTAGTCCGTCGTTAGGCGACCACTTCCAGCGCACTAACTTTACCGGTCTTTCGTAAATATCGAGCTCTTCGTCTTCTTCCCTATCGACAAAACCAGCAACAGCAGAGATTGCAAGATTGCGATGCGTTCCTTTAAGATTAGATTCAGTGGAATACGGCGAATGATAAAACAGTTTAAGCCACTCTACGTTACCAAATATGAAATCAACTTGCACAAACCCGGTGCGTGGTTGTCTACTGTCATGATCTGAGCTGTATTTTTGTATCGGTATGCGAGTAGTGACTAGTTTTCCTAATCTTTTAACGTTGTGTTGCCCGAGCACCTCTTTCAATAAAGTGATAAATTCTTTTTGTTCTATTGCGTTCTTTTCTAAAGCAACATCTATATCACCGGAGTACTCTTTTTTACCCACTGATCCCAATACCGAAGTGTGTATGTTGCTTATGTTAGTTTTTTTGCCTATGTAATCTAATGTTGGTAAAATTTCATCAATGTGAATGGTACCTACATCTTTAAATGCATTGCCGCCCATATTTAACTACCTGTGTTTAAGTATCTATGTCAAAATTATCAATTATGTTTTTATACTTTGCAGCTACACGCTCGCCGTCCTGCCACAATTTCATAACCATGTTCTTTGCTTGTGTAGCATTCTTGTTGTTTACGCCGCGTGTCTCAAGGTCTTTTATAACCATATTATATGCTGCATCTGTTAAATTACCGGATGGATCAAAAATTGATTCTTTTATTTCTTTTATTCTCATACTAACTCCTTAAGTTTATCGCCGACTAACAACATAATTAGATCTTCTGCATTCGTTGCATCAATTGCACCTTGTCTAAACTGCTGTAGCAATAAAAACAGTGAAGAAAACACTTGTAATGTTCTTTTATCGACTTCTCCACTATACTCAAATGTTTGCGTCTTATTACCGAACACCAATGACATTGACTTTGTTCCCCGACAATGCTTATATTGTGCTAATTCTTTTTCTAACAATCGCTCTTGCTGACTGACAAAATCTATCCATTGCTTTTTTGTCTGTTTAAAATCAACATTGCTTGCTAAATTGGTAATGATTTCTTCTTTATTGCTACTTAGCTTTTTCAAATATCGCTTGGCTTGTATGGTTCCGAGCGTCGGATGCCCGACAGACGAAGCAAGTCCTGTTAAAAATTTACCAACAAAACTCTCTACCTTAACTAGCGATCTGGGCTTCTCGTTTAAACTATCGCGCACTTCCCATATAAAGTTTTTAGCGGAAATAAAAATATCTTTGTCAACTATTTTAAATTGTTGTCCGGTGTGAATATTTCTAAACACTAATCCTTCGATCCAGCCATCGCTGCTACCAAATGCACTGCTAGTCTTTCTTACTACCGACTCTAGCAATATTTCCTTTACATCGGCTTTTAGGTTAGAGATTATTTGTGTCTTTGCACAAGAATATTCGTAATCCTTTAACAGATTTAAAATTTTAGCAATCACTTCACTCGATAACATTCCTGTACTAGGGCATGTCGGTGTGATTGCAAATTCCCACACATGTCGTTCGGGGGCGATATGGACTTTCTTACCATCCAGTGTACCCGGAGTAGGCAATTCGACGACTACTGTGTCTAAAGACTTTTGCAGACTGTCGAGGTCCATATCGCCTTCAATCGTCCTAAGAAAAACTATCTTGTTCGTGTTGTTAGCATATGACACAACGTTCGGTAAATCGCCAAATAGTACCTCGGCTTCTATTCGGTGGTTTTCTCTTAACCCAGCAGAGATTAGCTCCGGGAGCCTTGCCGAAAGTGCAACATGCGCAGATCGTTGGAATGTTGTAGAAAAATTAACCGGATAGTCGTTTACATCGTGAATGCGTTTGCCACCGGCATGCTCTCGAGAAGTATAGAACCCTTTTTCGTCGATGCCAAAATGTATATTGCTGCCATCTATCTTTTCAGATATGGTGTAATTGTCGAAATTACGAAGGGCATTGATAAAATCAGATGCCTTTAGGTCTTCTATATGCGGTATACCTTTTCCTGCTGTCTCAATACTTAACATCTCTCTTTGTCCTGCCGTATCTTGCTTGTTCTAACATTATACTAACATTACTGAGTTTTGTCAAGATCTGTTCAAAGTCTATACTATCTTGTAAATCCATGTCTCCGAGATCGGGGTCGGTGTCTAACTCGGTTTCTTGCCCGGGCTTGTTAAATTCCTCTCTATCTTCTATTGATTCGACATCTTCCAAGTCATCAACAATTTGCATAAAGATGTCCTTGATACTACTATCGGAAATTACTTTCTCAGATATAGATTCTTTAACACCGATTGATTCTAAATATTGCAATATTTCTTTTTGATACCCCGATTTTATAATTGCGTTAGCAAAATTAGTTATCTTAGGATCAGACGAAGAATCGTCGTTGCTTATTTTAGCATTTACTAATGCAGTCTTTATTTCACTGCCAGTGAAAGATAAAGACTTTAATACTTGCACAATTTCTTCAAAGTCGTCTGGAGACCCAGCTGCTTTCCATGCATCTGTAATGTCGTACACATCGACAGCAATTTTGTCCTGAGTATTCCTCTTAATAGCATCCTTAGTATCGGCATACTTGCCTTGTATTGTATCTTTTGCATCTCCTGCTTTTTGCTTCATTTTAGCCCAAAATGCAGGGGCCTCTGTAATTCCTGCAAGTTCGCGCAATCGCTGCATCTCGTCATATTCGGCACTTTGCGTCAACTTTTGTTTCCAATCACTGAACTTAGATTTTACAGCATCACCTGCTCGACTAGCTTTTGTGGCTATTCCTTCGCCGCCTTGGCCACGAACAGCAGCAATAGCCACAAATAATGCCTTAATATCACCGGGAGACAATCTTTTCTCCATTAACTTAACCATGTGCAAGATCCCTCCTTAATTGCTGCTGTTGTGCAGGAGTGAGTTTTGTTTTAATAAGCGCCTTCATCCTGTTTAGTTGTTCGGGGCTCTTAGCAGGGGCAGGATTGCCGGGGGGCGTGGTACTCGTCGGTACTTTACTCAATATTTTTTCAATTTTATCCACTAAGTCAGGAGTCGGCGTCATGCCGGATGCAGCTAAATGCTGATGAATAAATTGCATTAAATCCTTATCTTCTGCAGGACGGCCGGATGAAGTAGGCGTACTAATACCTTCGCTCTTAGCAAATGTTAACCACGCATCGATTAACTTCTTAACTCTGGGGTCACTTCTGCTTGCAGCCATTGTCTTTGCTCTCCTTAATCTTCCTAATAGATCTAACAAACCTTTCCGGGTCGTGGCCTTTAATGCTACTAATAAAACGCTTCACTAATTGATCCGATTCATCGGCACTATATGTACTCTCGATCATCTCTATTAAGAATATAGAAGCGGCAATTGCATGTTGCGCACGCATCTCTATCAAATCTTCTTTATTTTTCTGAGGAACATAATTACTGATTTCCTGCAAAATGCTTTTTCGAGTAGTCAAAGTATTCCCTTTATAATGCTAGTGCCGCGTCTAATGTTAATACTGCTAATTCTGCAATACTTAGTCCGGATAAATCCTTATTTGCAATATGTCTCACTGCATTCTTTCGGCTAACAATTTCTTTTGTAGGATTACCCGATTCTAAGGCTAACATGAATTCGTCATTTAGCACACTTAATCTTGCCTTTCCTTCTTTTATTAACTTTGCTTTAATAATGTCTTCGGCCGCAGCTCTATCAATCTTAATCACAGACGCCCCCTCTTCCTGAAATTTCACCTAGCGCCACTTCGTCGGCACGCCATGCGTTTCGGAATACTTGTTCTGCAGGCTGATTCAGTACAGGAACAATCCAATACGGAATTCCTTGTGGTACTAATCGTTTTGCTTCTTGATGAATCTTAGTCATATCTGTTTCGGTGGGCGTGATAATCGCCACTGGCTGATGCCCCACTTGATATATTATTTTAGTCGACATCGTTACCTCCGATTACTGCAATATTTATTGTACTTATATCGACATGCTCCGACTCGTTATTTACTACATCGATCGTAAACCCGTCTGCCGTAATATCAGATATTAAAACCGTTGTATACTGTGCCGATGTTAACGTAGGCACTACATAATAAGAATCTGTATCCATTTTTGTAAAACTGATACGATATTTGCCGGTGCCTAAGTTAGTCACGCTACTAATGTTTTGCGAATCTAAAATATCAACAGTGATACCATTAAATTTTACCTGTGCGCTGGATGCATTGTTTTTAATTTGTCGAACAGGTGGAACATAAAAATCGTAGTTTCCCGGTGTTACTGGTAACGGGGCATAAGTGCCGGTTATTGTACCCTGTATTTTAACAATCCAACAACCAGTGACATTTAGCGGGCGAGTTTCGTTTGCAGTTCTTGCTACGAGCGAGGCATCGAAATTAATTTGCGTGCCGGTGTAAACGCCGTTGACGCCGCCTACCGAATGCCCAGCGTTCCAGCCTGTATAAAAGTTTGCGCCCGTCGTCGTTCCTCGAAATATATTATTCGAAACCTGAGCCGAGCCTGTTATATTTTGCAGTGCATCCGCTTGTATGACACCCGATGTACCGGCACTGTTGCCGCCGTCGCCTCGTAAAAATAATGCACCGAGGGCGCCGCCTGTTACGCCGTTATAATCCGGAATACGGAAATTCGTAGACCCATTACCGGGCGTATACATACCACGATAAATCTGAGATCCTGTCCAAGTGCCGTCTGCTGTGCTAGGAACCTTTCCTGCTGCAATACCACTCCATGCGTCTGCATACGTTGTTCTGCTTAATAATTGCCCATCGGCAGTTACAAAACCTACCGGTATAGCACTACGCGAAGGCCACCATTGTACCGAAAATAACGGCATAGCATCTCTCGCTACGCTAGCCACCAATGCGTCTACTTCGGCCTTGCTGTACGTTTCCGATCTATTAAACGTCTCTGCGGTGCTATACACGTTTAGTGCCGCTCGGGCTTCTACAGCAGTATTACTACCAACAACAGTATATCCAAAATCCGTAATAGTTTTCAATAACGGAATAACAACACTTGACACATCACTCACGTCTGTTGTACGGACAATAGACCAGCCAGTTCGCCAAATGGCGGAAGACACATTGCTAAACCCTACCATAGCTTCTTCTACTACAATTTTAGGATATGCAAGATCGGTGGTAACTTCCCCTAACAGTAAACATACTCTACCTGTGCTGTTGTCAAAACCGAATGTAACTGATCCAAAAGGTAAATCACCGCTCGATATTGCATTACAATTAATCCAGGAATTTGTCGCCGAGTCGTTCTGGCCAGCAACAGTAAGTTCCCAACCGCCGGTTGTACTAGTATGATTATAGCCCACAATGCGTATACGCATCATTGTTCCTGACCAGCCCACAGGTAATACAATCTTAATTGCACCGACATTCGTTGCTGTATTGGACGTAAATACAGCAGGTCTCTTAATTACAGTCACACCGGTTGTAGTCGGGGATATGTCGTGCGAGTAATTGCCTGTCATTACTCCGCCTTGTATCGGCAGTTTAGTATTATCTAATATAGTAATATCTGTGCTGCCGTCAAAGGGAACTCCGTTTATATTCACGGGTAGCTGCAATCTAGTAGCAGTAACAGCATTACCGCTAATACTTATAGCATAAGTGCCGGTTAATCGAGCAGCAGGAACAGTGCCGGCAGTTAAGTTATTGGCATTCTGAAAAAATACAGAAGAATTTCCGTCGAGTGTATCGGCGTCTAAACCTGAGCCAGCACCGTCGTTACCGGAGTGCCATATTGTGAATACATCTTCGCTTACGCCGCCGCCTACTGTAGGGAAGTTCGGTTCATTTGGAGTAACTCCGCTCCTATTGTTTACTACCCATTCGCCTTCGGTTTCACTCCACACTATTCCGGTAGTAAACGCAGAATCACCGCGATATACATATATTCCGCCGCCTGTCGGCAGTGGCGGATCAGTCGGGGGCATAAGTGCATTTAGTAGGATTATATTTTCGCCGGTGGTCACGTCGCGGGTAGTAACATTAGTTGTGCCGTTAACAGTGACATCACCTGTAATTGTAAGATTACCGTTAATTACTTGAGAACCCCCGGTAGCAGATGTCCGTATAACTGAATTATCTAGACTTAAACTAAATGCTAGATCGCCATTATTTGTAATTGTTAGCCCGCCGATGGTATTAGGAGGACCATTTGCAACAACATTATTCAGCGATAAACGTTTATTGACCCATGCACCGGTAACTCCGTTACTAACGCTAGTGGTGATGCTAGTGTCAAACGCAAGTATATCCCCGGAAAACATATTATTGACATCGACATCCTCGTCTTGCCATAAATATGATCCGTTGCCGGGTGCTTTAAGTGGGCGTATCGAAATAGACATTTGCAACTCTCCGTCGTATAATGTAAGTATTTATCTTATTCTTACGTTCTGTACAACGAAAGATTATTGCATCTTTTTAACTAAACTTCTTAGAGCCGTTGCTTTATTTGCAGTGTCTGATGTCGACCTAGTAGGTTCCTCTTCCTCCGATTTACTGTTTACAACACTTTTCTTCCTAAGTGTCTCCATTATATTCTTGGTTTGCGCACCTACTGCGCCATCTTCGCCATCATCTAAGTCAAATATCCTTAATGTTTTAGGGTTAAATGCCAGATCAACTTTAGATCCTACCCCGGAACTAGAGCGTGTTTTCATGAACTGTATCTGATATCGACCTGCTTCTTTCATTGCAGCGGTTGTAAAAATACCAATTACATTATCCGCAGTGTTTACCTTAGAGATACCGCCTGCGATGTGGCTAGGGTCAAATTCAATCTCTTCATATGATGTTCTATTTAATTGCGATGCAGTCGAGAACAATACGTTAAGTTCAGCAGCCATATTTCTGAGTTCCTCTGATACGTACTTGTCTTTAATAAACTGATCGCTAGGCGACACCTTAACAGACACCGGAGAACATAAATCGAGGTAGTCAACTAATATTCCGTCGACTTTAATGCCTGACTGAATTTCATATTCTTTAATGTATGCTCTAATATCGTTTGTTGTACTACCTGACGGCATGTATTTAAGACGTACAGTGCCTTTGTGCTTTTTCTGAAAAGACTTAACTCGCATCGCAACATCTTCTGTATTCTTTAAAATGTCACGAGTTTCGTAACCAGACGTCATTGCGTCTAATCGCATAGCACATAAATTCTCACTTAACTCTAACGTAATGTAAACTACGTTAAGTCCTAAAACTGCCCAGTTTATGGCTAAATTTTGCAGGAACAAGCTCTTACCTGCGCCAGACTGCCCGCAAAATATTGTCAATTCTCCTCGGTTAAATCCGCCGTACAATTTATGATCAATATCTTTCCAGCCGGTTGATACCATGTTGTCTCGATTCTTTAACACCTCAAGCCGTGCATAAGGATCATTAAAATAATCGGTACCTAAGTCTTTTACTAAACCTATCTGTACTGCTTGTTTAATTTTAGATTCTACTTCGCCGTATCGTCCTTGTTCTAGCAAGTCGGGCGAAGTTAAAATTGCACGTTCGAGCGCTCGGTGTCTACAAAAGTTTTCAAAATCAGATAAAAACCAAGATTCGTGTTTAACGGCGTCGCCGGGCGACATTAACTCTATTGTTTGTTTTGTATTTGCCTTTATTATATCTACAGAAGGCATGACATTATGTTGTTCAACATAATCTATTAAGAATTCTATTACTCTAGAACAATTGCCGTCGTGAAATAACATATGATCTAATATCGATAAACATCTTACGAATAAATCGGGACTTGTTACTAAAAATCGAATATACATCTCTTCGATTTCTTTACTATACTCTTTTACCTCTGCCTTTGCCATCGTCGTTCCTTGACTGTTTACTTAACTTCCATGTTAATTCTATTTTCATCGGGTTAAATTCTGCTGATTGTACAATAGATTGTACAGTAAGAATTCTTCCGTATACTTCAACTGCCTTTGCAGCATCTTTTATATCAGCTTCCCAATTCGGAAAACAAACTCCCCATCCCTGTTGTATTGCGTGCGTCACTAGTGCGCCGCCATCTTTGTCCCTATCCGGGCACACAATTATTTTCTTACCTAATCGATTTATTAAACCTATCTGATCTAAGTTCAATGTATTACCGATCGAACATATACCGTCGACAAAATAAGCGTCAAATACTCCTTCACATAATATCACATATTTTCTGTCCCAACCCGACTGACTATCAAGATTGTACACATAGTTATCAGGCATGATATTAATGTACTTAGGTCTTATGGTCGATGCCTGTACGGCCGCATCTGCAAACCTGCCGGTGTGGCCTACTACTACGCCTTTATATGTAAAAGGTAACAATAAACGCTTATTATATTCAAATTTTGTTTCTATCGGTGTCCAATACAAGTGATGAAAATCTGCGAACTTTCTGTCTAGTGCGTATTGCACTACTTTCATAAATTCTGGATCTTCACAGCCCTTTTCTAGCCACGCCATTAGTGTCTGAGATTGTTTAGGCAGACTATTCGGCACCCAACTTTGCGTTATTGAGCCTTTTAGCTCAATAGCCTTAGTTGCCTTAATCTTGTTTTGCTCTCTATACAGTTCGAAGTTTATTTTCTTAACATCGTAGTCGGTCACGCCGATCTCTCTAAGAAATATAATAAATTTTTTAGATAATGTCTTACTTGTTTCGCAGGACGCATCGAAGCTACAGTTAAAACAATGTACTCCAATTTTACCTTCTTCGAATTTAATTCCAAACCGACCCTTCCTGTCCGCACTTTCGCCGTGAAGATGACACAACATGCAATTTCTAGTTTTCCAACCTTTGCGAGTTTGTTTAAGTGGGCCGATATTCTGAAGAATAAGATCTTTAATTAGGTCATATATCATAACTTAATTATAACATTAATGCAGGTATATGTCAAATGATAATTTAAGAACGTAAAATTATCTTCTTTAAGTAGCCGGTGTCAAATTGCTCTCCCGGTATTGTTGACGCAGCGGGAGTGTATAAAAATTTAAAGAACATCACATTTGCACTAAATGAAAATGCTTCTGTACCAAAGAAATTAATTAATTCTAATGAATCTGCACCGGGCATAACTTGCATTTTAAACCAATGAGTCGAATGCGGATCTTCCACTGGATTAAGATCCAATGTACCCAGTAAGGTTAAGAAACCAGAGCACTTATGTTCTTCGTCGGTGTAGATGGAAAAAGAGTGCGTACCATTTATGTGATTCTGCGCCCGGTTTCCCGGAAAAGAAGAGCTGTAAAACTGTGGTATTAAGTTGCCCTTCGGACCGACAATGCGAGTATGAGTCCAATCATCTTCGTTAACTACAGAAGATTGTATCGGCACTCTTTCTGCTTGTCCTGTAATTAACACAGTGGCCACAATGTTATTGCTTGTGTCAGTGTAGAAAGGGGTAGTAACTTTTTCGCCTACCTTTTGCTGCGCCACTAGCGGCTGTTGTCCTACTATTACGAGATCATACATACCTACTGCAATGTTTGCGATGTCACCCTCGTCCAAATCTAAAAATACCATACCCTTAGCAGTGCTTGTTCTGCAAGGCTTTTCTAAAACTAACTCTCGATTTTCAGTGTTAAACAATCTTCCAAAAATTTCATACTGACACACGTTTGTAGGCTGACGGTCGGGATTAAATACTCTAAAACGTAAAGTATTATCCAACCCTTTGTGGATTTTAAGGGGTCTCTTATTCATTGGTGCGTTATCCGTGGCAAGACAGGTGATTTGATCGTTAACTAATAACAACCTTCTAACATCGTCGTATAGGTATAGATCGTGTAATGATATTTCCATAGTAATATTTATCATTTTGTATATTCTTCGAAAGTCTCCAAAGATAAATAAATGCATGGATTATACATATTTACAAGAAAATTTTCCCTTCCTTAGTGGAGTAAGACACCGCGGCATCGATTATGTCGGTATTGTGCAAAATCACGATGAAAAAATATTAAGCTTCTATGATTTCGATGACATAAACACGCCGGATGAGAAAAGAGTATTCCTAGACTTAGGCGATACTTGGTGGTGGGAAAGTAATCGTTTATTGCCAATAAATATATTTTTAATTTCCGGAATGAAACCGTTTCGATACTGTTTAAAAACCATTGCAGTAAAGGAAACTGAGATAATGTTCGGACCGGTGACTAGTTTAAATAACTTAATCAAGAAACGCACTAAAAGAAAACAAATTCAGCTAATTAGAAAAACCTAATTCCACTTATCGTGCTCTTCTTTTAATCTCACCTTCATATTGTTGCACCTCGATCTACACAGTTTAGAACAAAATTTAGACCCCGGTAGGCGAGGACGTTTACGGCAATGTTCACATAGTTCCATGTGCTGCTTTCTCCGCCAATAAGTTTAATTGCACAACAATCGCCATTGAGTAACTCGTCGCATGGCTGCGCTTAAAATGGTACTCACCGTCGGTCGGTGCTATCCACACTTCCTTCTCAATCTTGTCCCACGACTTATTAGCTAAATGCTTCTTAGACGGTCGCATTACGGCTAGAAGCATTGCTAATTGTTCCACACTCTTAGGTTTTAATTTGTCGACTAACCAAAAGTACTCGCCAATGTGGAACAACTCCTTAACTATCTCCTCGATTTCTAAAAGCGACCAGTCTGGTTCTTTCATTAGACTTAACAAGTGCTCTTCGTCCCTAACGTCTTCATAAATTCCTACGTTAAGAAAATCAACCTTAAAATACCCTAACTCCTGCGCTGCGTTGAACTCAATTGTCGCTGTATTCTCAAACGGGTCTCGGGGAATAGGCTGAAAATAAACACCGGTGTTGTGTCGTTCTAATCCTCGCTTAGACTCCCTTGATGCAGCAACATGTTTTAAGCCACTAAGGACTTTACTTCTATCAGCAAAGTCAATATCAATGTCGGTCTGTACTCTCATTACATTCCTGCGGCTGCACAAAGTTGTTTAATGAACAATACATCATCTTCGTTCTTCTTAATCTTTTTAGACCATTCCGTCGGGTCAATAATAGGTTCGATAATTTTGTATTGTTCTTCGTTAAGTCTGTTAAACAGTTGTTCAGCACTATCTGCTAGATACAGCAGCCACGGACTAATTCTGCCTGTTTTAATAAGATAAGTTGCTTCGGTGGAAGGCACAATTTTAAAAAAATCCTTATAATCGCACTTATTTTCTTCTGCCCAATCGTTTATGAATGCAAAGGTACGTTCTACTCCGCGCTCTGCGGGTTCTCTTTTTAACAATTCGGTGAGATACGTCTCGTATACAAAGGGCGCCTGCCATTGTGCTAATTTTACACCGTTTTTAATTACAAAATCAACGAACGACTCCGGGTCAATCGGATCTAATTGCGCAATGTATCTTCCGAACTTAATAAAAGACAAATAGTATGTACTTTCGACAAACTCATCGAACGTCTTAGGCGCTTTTGTGCTAGTTGTTAACTCATAAAATCGCTGATAAACCCTGAATCCAAAACGAGACCCAAAGCTATCTTTATCTGCGTGTCTTTGTTTTTTCGTACATAAGTGAGAAGCTAGCGTTTTTTCTTGCGCAAAAGACTTGCCGCAAAATTTACACGCAAACTTATCCTTTACCTTTGTCATTATTGCACTCATTACAGTATTTCTTTAATTTCGTCGTCAGGATACCCTGCGTCCTTGAACAAACTTCTAAGATCTGATGGCGTATAAATCTTTTCCATAACCTCTAGCTCGTCCGATTTTAGTCTAGGAAATAATTTACTTAAGGCAGCTTGTACTTTATTTTTACCTTTTTTCTTTCCAGGGGCAATCCACGCATGTTTCTGCACAGTGCCTACACCACACAAGGACATTATCTTCCACTGTAATTCCGGATGCTTAGACAATGAAGTAAATTCATCATTAACTAAATCATTAGTCATGAGCAAATAATGCTCTGCATTCCGTCCTTCTGCTGAACTTAACCAACGCATTGCTAGCCATGGCGTGAACCCTTTCTGTTGTGCAGGTGATAGGTTAGAATAAAAACTCTTATCGCCCTTATCTAATGCATTCAGCATCGGAAACAGCGGTATTTCTTCTTTTTTTTCAGTCATTCGAATAAACTCGACACTTGTAAATCGTCCGGAATTTTACTCCTATCCTTTACAAACAATGCACACTTTGGCGAGTGCCCTTCTTCTAACGGTACCACTAATATATTTCCATTTCTTAGCTTAGGAAAAAACCATTTTACTTCTGCATACACATTTACTATGTTTACTTCGAGTGGCTCGGGTACCATGTGATTCAGCGGGTTATAAACCATTGTGCGAAATCCCCTATCATTGAGCGCTGTGAGTGGAATAATCTCTAAATCGGTATATTCTTCATCACACACAACTATAGACCAGTCCAATGGCATCTGAATTTTATATTTCCCTATCTCAAGGACTAGCGCAGGTGCATAAAACGATTCTAAAAATATAAGTGGATTGAAGAAATAGTCTACGTTATCTGCATCGGCGACGTCAAACACGCAAAATCTAATATCTTCGACTTCGTCGGGTATCCTATCTAAATTATATGGTTTATTTTCTGCTGTAAGTATTAAAATTTTAGTTCTCCTTTAACACGTATTATAACACGTCTTAAGTTAATAGTCAATCTTTTTAATCGAAAACGGATAGCCGGCCGTGGAATAAAACTTCTTCCGCTCAGTTAGATGTCTTTTAGAATACTTAGCGTCGGAACATACATCATAAACATTAACAAAGTCTTTATCTTCTGTTACACGCAAGCCGCGACCGATAGATTGTATTACTCTAACAAAACTCTTACCGGGTTCTATTAAAACTAAATTAAATATACGGGGCAAATTAATACCGGTGGATGCTACTCCGTAAGTAGCAATAATAATTTTACCATCGACTGTTTTTACACTATTATATTCTTCTTTACGGTCTTTAGATTTCATTGCACCGCTGACAAAAACAGAATCAGGAACAAGTTCGGCTAACATTTCCCCTGTTTGTATCCTATC